TATACTAGTTGCTATTGGTTTTATTATTGATTATTTAGAACAGAAAAAAAAGAAATAGTATGACTTGGATATTAATCATATCACACATAGGATTTGTTTTATGGTTCTATGTAGGTTATCAAATTGGAAAAAGAAAGTAGTATGAAGAATGATGTATTTAATACAGCTAAGAAATTAAAAGATGAATATGATAAACTTTATGAGTACAGAAGAAAGTTACAGCATGCTAAAGGTTGTGGTTTAAGTAGAGTACACTTAGAAGTTTATGTTGGTATTTCTAATAGTCCATTGGAATTATATTTTAAGAATATGGATTTAATGAGAGAAGCTATTGAAAAAGAAATAGAGTTGGTAACTGTTGAGTTAGATCAGTTACAAGAACAATTTGATAACCTTTAAATCAGAATAGAATGAAAGTAATAATTGAATTTACAGATGAAGATGCTGCATCTGATGCTCAGGTAGCATTAGATGGGTGGAAGTATAGAGCTGCTATATGGGAAATAGATCAATATCTTAGAAATGAAGTTAAGTATAATGAGAAACTTCCTAGTGAAGTAGCTGAAGCTTATGAAAAGTTAAGAGATAAGATCCGGGAGATTTTATCTGATAGTAACCTAACAATGGAATAGTCATGAGAATACTATTTGAATTTATATATGTAGCACTAATCAGCTGTATATATAGAAATCTAGAATAATATGTCTGTAGTAGAAAAAGTTACCAGAAAGTCTATGGTTATTAGACCTTCTGGTAGATCTACAGATTTTATTAGCCCAAGTTTTGGACATGGTTGTCTTTATAATTGTACTTACTGTTACATGAAAAGACACAAACCGGAAGGATTATCTGTAGCTACTAATACTATGGATATCCTGACAGAAATTAATTCACATGCTTATTTTTCTACAGTAGAGAAACCTAATCAAACAGGAGAGTATATTACTTATGACATTTCTTGTAATGAAGACTTTGCTCTACATGCAAAATATCATGACTGGAAAACAATCTTTGCATTCTTCAGAGATCATCCACTTGCTATGGGTTCATTTGCTACTAAATATGCAAATAAGGATCTTTTAGAATTTAATCCAGAAGGTAAGATTAGAATAAGATTTAGTCTTATGCCAGAGAAATGGAGAAAAGTTCTTGAACCTAATACAAGTTCTCTTGATGAAAGATTAAATGCTGTATACTTGTTTTTAAGAGCCGGATATGAAGTTCACTTAAATTTTAGTCCAGTAATAGTTCATGATAATTGGCTTATAGAGTATGAGTTTTTGTTTCATATAATCAACAGACATTCTGCCTTTAATAAATGGAATACTAATGATGTAAAAGCTGAAGTAATATTTCTGACTCATAATGAACAGAAGCACTTTTATAATCTACAGCATAAACTTCCAGGAGAAGAATTACTTTGGGTACCTAAAATACAAGAAAGCAAAACTTCTGAGTATGGTGGATCAAATCTTAGATATGAACACAAAAGAAAAGCTGATTATATTAAAAAATGGACTAAATTACATGATGAACATATTCCTTGGAATACAATCCGTTATATATTTTAATTATGATAAAAATATTTAGAGACAAAAAGATTACAAGCCTAATTGAAAATATATGCCATGAACATCATATGGTATGTAAAGTAGAAGATAGTAATATGGGGTATCTATGGTATATGTATACCCATGGTACTAAAAAAGGAGAATTTAGACCATTTATATTTTTATCCGAAGTAAACTTATTAGTAAAGACAGGATATCTTACTGAAGAAGAGAAAGAAAATCTTATTAATATGTTAAATAGTAATGATGAAGATAATGCTCATCTTACTGCATATTCTATAATTACTTTAAGAAATCAGAGGATAAAAGATATGGGACTATGGACCCTTGAGAATGAAAACTATAAGGATATTAACTACACTAAAGATGTAATTAGTCCTGAAACATTTATGAATAAACCTTAAAACATGGAAGAAAAAGTTATAACTGTTACCTTAAAAGAAGACCAAACACTTACTGATTGGGTTAGGGAAACATTAAAAAGCAGACTATCTAGAAGATACAAGATAGTTCACATAGCAGAAGATGCCGGTATAGACAAATTTCAAGTGTACAGGTTTATGTATGGGAAAGAAGTTACAGGTAAATTTTATGATAAGATTTTTAAATACTTAACAGAAACAAAAAATGAGTGAACAAGAATTAATTGATCTTGATTTTGATAAAGTTACTATAACTCATAGTGAAAGTAACAATGGTTATGATTATTATTACTATCAAAAAGAACTCTGCAGTGGTCTAGTCCTACACAGTACAGATAGCATTGATGTGAAAGATGATCATTGGCTATTAAAATCATTTGAGATACCTGCTGTAGAGATAAAAACCAAAGATCACTACATGCAGTTTTTAGAAGTAATGAACAATATAATTTGCTAATTATGTTTAGTGGTAAGTTTATTAAAAAAGATGGCAAACTGATATTTGCTCATCCTCAAGACAAACTGGCATATGAAATCTTTCTACAGAAGATTCCAGATGGTCAGAAAGTGGATATGTATTTAGATCTAATTGGAATAGATCACAGTAAAGCACAACTTGCAAAAGTTCATGCTTGTATTAGAGAAATGGCAAAAGAATCTGGATATACTTTTGATGAAATGAAATGTCTTGTAAAAGATCATGCAGGTCTATCTTATAAAGATGGAGCCATGATAAATTACAAATCCTTTGGAGATTGTAGTAAAGATGAACTTATGTTAGCTATAGAAGCTTGTATACAAATAGGAAGAGAACAGTTTAATTTGAATCTGGGATAGGTTCAACATAACCTTCATCTCCTGGTTCTAATATTTCTTTCTCGTCATATAAATTATCAAGTTTAGCTTTTCTTTCTATTTCAGCAAGAAGAAGAATTATAGTATAAAATGCTTTTTGATTTGCATCTAAATCTTGATATTTTTTAGATAAAATATCTTTAAAATATTCTTCTCCTTTTTCTTGTATATTTAGAGATTGAAGAATAGTAAAAGATGTAGCTTTAGCCATTAAATAATAGCTTTTATTTACTTGAATGTTTATGAGAGCATCATCTTTTAGTTCTTTTGCTTTAATAGCCATAGTATTTAATTTTAAACAAAAATAGAAAAAAAATGGAATTACAAGAAATTAAACAAAAAATGTTTGATAAACTTGAACCTAGTGGTTGGTATAGAGTTTTTAAATCTTTTATATTTAGTAGTGAGTTTGATGACATACTTACTAAGTTGTATACACTAAGTCAAGAAGATAAAAGATTTACTCCACCACTTAAACAAGTGTTCAGAGCCTTTGAAGAATGTCCTTATGATAAGCTACAAGTAGTTATAGTAGGTCAGGATCCATATCCACAGTTAGGAGTTGCAGATGGTATTGCATTTAGTTGTGGTAACACTAATAAACTGCAACCAAGTCTTAGATATATCTTAGAAGAAGTAAATAGAACTGTTTATAATGGTCATAATGTAACTCATGAAGTTGATCTTACAAGATGGTCTAATCAAGGTATACTAATGCTTAATACAGCTCTTACTGTTGAAGTAGGTAAAATTGGTAGTCATTATGATATATGGAAACCTTTTACTGCTTATTTATTAGATTGGTTAAATAATTATAATCCGGGATTGATTTATGTATACATGGGTAAAAAAGCTGAAGAATGGTCTGAACTTACTACTAACACTGATTATAAGTTTACTGTTAAACATCCTGCTTCTGCTGCTTATAACGGCTCTAAATGGGATAGTAATGATATATTTACTAAAATATCTTCTATAGTAAATAATACAAGTAATAATATAATAACATGGTAAAATGATAGAAATTTTCAACAAACTAATTCAAAATGATTTGACACCAAATTCATTTTATGTTTTATACTGTATTAAAGAAAAAATAGTACCTCACGACTCAGTTAATAAAGCAATTGAGTGCAAAAGACTGCAACGTGATGCATGGGTATCAGAATCCTTGGAATTGACAGATAAAAGCATTATCTTTATGGCAGAAATTGATGGATATTTTAAGAAATCCAAAAAGAAAACTTCTAAAGATTTAATGGGGCAGAATTTTATGCAAAACATAGAGGCATATGTAAAAATATTTCCTAATAAGAAACTATCCTCTGGAAAATATGCAAGAGTTCCAGCTAAAAATCTTGAGAATGCATTCAGATGGTTCTTTGATAACTTCAATTATGATTGGGAAACTATATTTTTAGCAACACAAAAGTATGTACTAGAATATGAATCTAAAAACTATGACTATATGAGAAACTCTCAATACTTTTTGAGAAAGCAAAATGTAGACAAAAGTTGGGATTCTGACTTAGCAACTTATTGTGAATATCTAAATGATAATCCTGATGAAGATAACAATGTATTTAGTGAGTTAATTGTATAATTTAAATTTTTAAAGTTTATGGGAAAACTATTTAATGGTGCACGACACCTGTTACCAGTTAGTGAAAGACAGAGTCTTGAAAAAGGTCTTGTTAAAATAAAGGCAAAGAGAGAAGGTAAAATACCTGCATTAATAACTGCATGGCCTAAATTTAATGATGCTTTTTGTGATGGACTTGAGTGGAGAACTATAACAGTTGTAGGTGCACGACCTGGTACAGGTAAGACCCTATTTATGGAACAGGTGGTTTCTGATATTATAGAAAAGAATCCAGATCAGAAATTTAGAGTGCTTAAATTTCAAATGGAAATGGTTGATGAAACCAGTGCAATTAGAAAGTTTGGTCTGATTACAGGTGCTGATTACAATACATTAATGAGTAAGGATGGAAAGTTAGTTGACAAAAAATTATTTGAGAAGTGTGTAGAATACTACAAATCAACTATAAATAATGATTTGATTAATGTCATCTACGATACATGTACTGTCAGTGAAATGTGTGCTACAATTCATTATGAGTTGGAAAGATACAAGAATGAAGATGGTACTTATCCAAACATGCTTGTTACAATAGATCACTCTGCTCTATTTAAAAATGATATAGGACAGAAAGACAAATTTGAAATGTTGGGTGCATTAGGTGAAGCCTTGACCTATATGAAGAAAAACTACCCTGTAGCATTTGTTGTCCTAAGTCAGTTGAATAGAAACATAGATGATACTAAAAGACAAGTAGAAGCCAATTACGGTAATTATGTATTAGATTCTGACATTTATGGTTCTGATGCTTTATTACAACATGCTGATGTAGTTATTGGTATTAATAAACCTTCTATAAGAAAAATAAAGAAATATGGTCCTGAGAAGTTCCTAATTGAAGATCCGGATACTTTAGTATTCCACTTCCTGAAGTCACGTAATGGTATGACTAGAATCAGTTTCTTTAAATTAGATAGAACTACTATGAGAATAGTAGAAATACCAACACCTGCTAGGGAAACCACAGCAAAAATCCAAGTAAATTAATTAACATGAATAACAACAATTTAAGAAAAGAAAAAGAAAGAGAGTTCTATATGCAGCATATGGATGCTTTCAAAGCAATTGGATTAGTAGATCCATTTTTTACTATTAAAACTGCTTTCTTTAAGAAAGGTAAGTTTGGAAAACAATGTCAGTTCTTTGAATGGGAATTGAAAAAAGGAGAAGACATCTATATTGAGTTCTATGAGAATGTATATGATGGATCAGGAAAAAATACAGATATTGTTCCTGGAATAGAAGACAGGCAGTTGTTTAAACTTAAGTTTAATCCTTTTTACAATGAAGAGTATGATGTTACAGAAACTATTGATGCTGATGGAAAAGTAGATAGAAAATATCTAGTTTCTTTAGGTGAGATGGTTGCTGTATTACCTAGTGGACAAGAGATTAGTTACTCTCTTTATGAAAAGAGAAAAGAAGAAGCTAAACTTGAAGTACCACAGTTACAAAAGTCATTAAGTTTATTTCCAGACTTTGAACAAGAATTTACTCCTAAGAAAGAAGTAGAACTTGACATTCAAAATAATGAAATTGCAGATGCACCATTATCTGAAATGACAATTTTAGATTTTGCATCTATAATGCTGATGAAACCAGTAAGTGCAAAGCCTTGGTTAAATGATCTGATTAAACAAACAAAAAGTGAAATATGAGTATAGTACTTCCTACTAAAAAAGTAAAGGCTGAAAGACAGAATCCTAAAAGGATTGTAATTTATTCTAAACCTAAGACTGGTAAAACAACAGCTTATGCAGGTCTAGAAGACAATTTAATTCTTGATTTGGAAAATGGTGCTGATTATGTTGAAGCATTGAAAGTAAAAATTGGTAGTTTACAAGAACTATTGGATACTGGTAAAGCAATTAAAGCTGCTGGTAATCCATATAAGTTTATTACTATTGATACTGTAACTGCTTTAGAAGATATGATTATGCCACTTGCAATTAAACTTTACAGAGGTACATCAATGGGTAAAAACTATGATGGAGACAATGTAACTACACTACCAAATGGTGCCGGATATTTATATATTAGGCAAGCATTCTTTCAAGTTTTAGATTTTATTGATACCTTAGCACCCACAATTATCCTATCTGGTCATATTAAAGACAAGGTAGTTGATGATAAGGGTGAGATGGTCATGTCAGCAAATATTGACTTGACAGGTAAGATTAAATCTTTAATTTGTGCAAATGCAGATGCTATTGGATACATGTACCGTAAGGGTAACAAGACTATTTTGTCTTTTAAGACTAATGAAGAAGTTACTTGTGGTGCAAGACCAGAGCATTTACGTAATGAAGAAATAGTAATTTCTGAGATGATTGATGGTGTTCTAAAGACATCATGGGAAAAAGTTTTTGTTTAATAATTAAAAAAAAGTAAAGTAAAAATGGCTTTAAGTACAGAAGATCTTGGTACCGGTGGATCCGGCCTACCAAAAACAATTAGTCCAGGTAACAAAGTATTAAAAATTAACAGTGTAGAACTGGAGGAGTTTAAGTTTATTAAAGATGCATATCATTTGATATTGCACGTAGAGACTGAACCTATTGAAGGTTTTGAAGGATTTGCTCTTGATAAAGACAATCCTGAGAAAGGACATTTTAAAGGTCAGATTGGTAGACTTAAAGCTTCTCAGTATGCATTTGCAGATGGTGAGACTAAGACTGGTATTAAAATTCAAAGAGATAGATCTATTTTGATCTTCTTACAAAATCTTTGTAAGACTATGGGTGTTAATGATTGGATGCAAGCTCAACATAACAAACATGATACTATTGAAGACTTTGTAGACTCATTTAATGCATCTGCTCCTATTAAAGATATTTATTTGGAATTCTGTATTGCAGGTAAAGAATATGTAGGTAAAACTGGATATACTAATTATGACATGTGGTTGCCAAAAGCAGAAAAAGGTAAGTATGCATTTGGTGAAGTAGAAGAAGGTAAAGTAATTAGATATGATGAAAAACTTCATTTGAAGAAACTTGAGAATACTGAAGTTTCCAAGTTTGGTGATGATGATGATTTTAAATCAATCAAACCTTCTACTGATTTCTCTCTAGACTAAAAAATAGTTAGGGGGAATCAATAGGGGTTCCCCCTTATTTTAAATTTTAGAATATGATTTCAACTGCAACAATAATTTCTGATTTAAATGATGTACCTAGAGAATGGGTATTTGAACACTATCTTAAACTGACTGAAAGACTATCTGGTCAAAGTCTCAAAATCAAATCTATATTTAGTTCAAGAGATAAAGTTCCTTCTATGTGTATTTATACAGATAGTAAGGGTCACTACAAGTTTAAAGATTTTTCTTCAGGTTATGGTGGTGATGGATTAAATCTTGTAATGCATTTGTATAATTTAGATGGTAGAGGTAAAGCTTCTTTTAGAATAATGGAAGACTATGCTGTATATATTTCTAACAATACTTATGTACCTATTACATATAAACCACAGAACAAGTATGTAGTTTCTGATTATGAAATGAGACACTGGAATACATTAGACCAAGCATATTGGAAAGGTTTTAAATTATCCTCCTCTATATTAGAGGGTCATAATGTTTATCCACTGTCTTTTTATACTATGATTAAGGAAGATGATGAAGGACGTATACTAGATACTGTACACATCAAAGCTAATTTTATTTATGGTTATTTTAGAGAAGATGGTACATTGTATAAGATCTATACTCCAAAAAACAAAGACAACAAGTTTATTAAAGTACATGATTATATACAGGGTTCTGATCAACTTGAGTTTAAATCTAAGTATTTGATAATTACTTCTTCTTTAAAAGACTTGATGTGTTTTAAAAGATTAGGAATCACAGGTATTGAATCTATTTCTCCAGACAGTGAGAACAGTGTAATACCAGAAAATTTTATGAAACCTATTATTTCTAAATATCAAAAAGTAATTGTTCTATTTGATAATGATGAGCCGGGACTAAAGTCTGCTCAAAAATATAAGAGTAAGTATGGTTTTGAGTATATCAACTTAGATATGTCTAAAGATTTGTCAGATTCAGTAAGAGATCATGGTGTTGAAGCTGTGAGAGATAGATTATTTCCACTATTAAAACAAGCATTATGAGTATAGAAAGAACAATGAATGACCTTGAGGAGCATATTGACTATGCTAGTAGTTTTTTTGGAGATCTAAGAAATAAAATTGAGATAGAACTAAAAGATCTCCATGATGAAATAGCTGAACTTAAAGATGAGATATCTACACTTGAAGAACAAAATATACTTCTTGAAGAACAGTTAGATGATCTTAAAAAAGAAAATGCTATGTTTCAACTTGAGTTAGCTGAAATAACAATCCATTACTTACACCATAAAGGTGAAAATGAAGTTTTTAAAAGTAAATTAATACACATGCAACGTGAGCTGGATTTATCAAGGAAAAGAATTTAATGAAGGTGATATACCTCAAGGAGGTGTAGGATTTATTTATATTATGACTGCTATCATAGATGGTAAGTCTGTTGCATACATTGGTAAAAAGAATTTCTTTGCCAATATTAAAAGACCTCTGGGTAAAAAAGCTCTAGCAATGTCCACGGACAAGAGACTTAAAAAGTACAAAAGAGAGTTAAAACCAGACTTCATGAACTATTACAGTAGTAATAAGATCCTAAAAGAAGCTCACAAAGCAGGAGTAACAATAAAAAGAGAAATCTTATTGATATGTTACTCAGGTATGGAGCTCACATATCAAGAAACCAAACATCAGTTTGTTCACGAAGTACTTGAAAAAGAAGAATTCCTAAATGGAAACATATTAGGTAGATTTTACAAAATTAAATAGTTATGACAGAATTAGAATTAACAAGCCTCTTATTTAAGTTGGCTGACTTAGGTATTACAGGTGTTAAAGTAAAATATGATGGTGGAGGAGACTCCGGTTCTATTGAATGGATTGGTTATACAAAAGTTCCATGTGAAACTCCAGAAGATGTAAATGACAATGTAAATGATTGGGACAATGAATATACTTTAACAAATCTAGGTGAAG